TCCTAAACAAATAGAAAGTTTATACGGTATCATTAGATGAAGAAGGAAAACTTTGCAATATTTCCCACACTAGTATCTGCATTTGATTTCAGCGGACACAGTCAAGAACAGATATGTTTGGATATAATTAACGACTATGAGAATATGACTGACCATGCTTTGATCAAAGGTGGTAAAAGTAGTTTTGTTGTAGGTGATGAACAGTTTTTATTTGATAAAAGATTAGACAAATTAAGATGGGATATACAAGGTGCTATTGACAGTTATTGTGATGATGCAGGCTTAGAACCTAGCCTGTTAAGTACAAGTTGGTTTAATGTAATGGAAAAAGGAGCCAACGTAGAAAAACATAGACACGAAGGTAGTGTTGTAAGTGGAGCATATTATCCATACGTTGAAGATGACAGTTGTCCACTTATTTTTGAAAGTCCACTACGCCAAGTTAGAATGTGTGATGTGTTTGACAAGCAAAATGAATTTAGTAGTTATTATGTAAGTATGAAACCAAAAAATGGTTTACTTTTAATCTTCCCTAGTTGGTTAGAACACAAAACTGATCCAAATGCTAGTGGTAAAAGAATCACTGTGAGTTTCAACACTATACGTAGAAATCTTGTACCGCATATTATTGCCCAACAAGAACATTATGGTAAATTTCCTGTTGACAATCAGCCAAGAGTATAGTATATTAATAACATGAGGACTTATAAACGTCGACCCTCTTTAAATACTCCGCCGTTGTTTATAGGAGAAAAACATGAGTAAACATTATAGTACAAAACATTATGGACACAACATTGGGTTGAGTGCAGTCTTTAGACAACCAAATGCAGATCATTCACATTGTCATCTGCTACATGGATACAGTCTAGCATTTACATTTACTTTTGGTTGTGATGAATTAGATAATAAAAATTGGGCAGTAGACTTTGGTGGATTGAAACCATTGAAAGCATGGCTCGAAGATAACTTTGATCATAAACTGTGTTTGGATAATGCAGATCCTATGATTGATGAATTCAAAAGATTAGAGGAATTAGATCTTGCAGAACTTAGATACTTTGATGGTGTTGGTGCAGAGAAGTTTGCCGAACACGCCTTTAACTTTGCAGATAAATTGATTAGAGAAAAAACTAACAATAGATGCTATGTTGTCAAAGTAGAGTGTGCAGAGCACGGAGCCAACTCGGCAATTTATTCAAAAGAATAGGGCAATCCAAATGCAAAATTGGATCATATGTCTCAAGCATGGAGACAAGTATAGTTCAGAATATGTAAACAAGTTACATAACATGGTGCGAAGAAATTGCACTTTGCCATTTAGGTTTGGTTGCTATACTGAGAATCCAAAAGGACTAGATCCGCAGATAGAAGTTTTTCCATTACCTGACATAGGAATGATATCGGGTTGGTGGTATAAACCTTACTTCTTTAATCCTAACATTCCAACACAAGGAAGAATTTTATATTTTGATTTAGATGTTATTATTTTTAGAAACATTGACCAATTGTTTACTTGGGAAGATGATACATTTTGTATCATAAGAGACTTTAATAGACACATTAGATCAGACTGGAATAGAATGAATAGTAGTGTGTTTAGATTGAAGACAGGTCAACATCAATATGTTTGGAATAACTTCATTAAGCAACCAGATATAAATTCTAAAAAGATGCATGGAGATCAGGATTGGATTTTTGCACACGTTAAATCAGATTATAAATTTTGGCCAGATGAATGGATTCAAAGTTACAAATGGGAAATGAGGCATAAGCCAACCATGGCAAGAGTAAACGGAGTTAGAAACTTTAGTCACCCTGGTAATCCAGAAATCAAACCAACAACCAGTGTAGCAGTATTCCATGGAGAACCATATCCCCATAATTGTATTGATCCATGGTGTAAGGAAAACTGGTATTGACATTAACCATTTTATTTGCTATAATAAAGCAATTATGCAAAAGAAGTTTACAGATTTTGAAATAGAAGAAAAAACATCTGGTGGTGCAGTTTACGAAGCAGGTGTTAGAGAAAGCAAAAGAAGTAAAGCAGTTAGACGAATAGCACAACCACTTATGGACAAATACTGGAAACAAGATGTTACAAATTTACATAGGATTTATAGAGTTGCTGAATACCTATTACAAAGGAGCAAAAGACATAAATGATTAAACGTATAGGCTTTGCCTGTAAATTTATGCACTCGGATCAAACCCTTAAGAAAAAACTTCTTGAGGAAATAGAACGTCCTTTGTTGAGCAGATGTACAACCGTTGCTTGGTTGAATAGGCAGACTAAAGAAGATGCTGAACAACGGCTATGGGACCTAATGGTTCACAACATAAAAGCATTTGAAAATCTTGTTGAGTATGTTGGAGGACTACCAGATGAATTACATATGGTAAGACTTGGCAGTGATGTACTTCCTGTCTACACTGAACCTACTTGGTCATATTTTTGGAAGAAGCCTGACGTAAGAGCATATTGTGAAAAGCATTTTGCAACGGTTGGTGAACTTGCAAGAAAATTAGATGTTAGGTTGTCAATGCACCCTGGACAATTCACGGTGTTGGCTTCAGACAATCCAGATATAGTAAATAGAAGCATAGAGGAGTTTGAATATCATGTTGACGTTGCAAGGTGGATGGGATACGGTAGACAATACCAAGACTTTAAGATCAATGTACACATCGCAGGCCGCAAAGGTCCAGCCGGTATCCTCGACGCATACCCAAGACTATCTCCGGAGGCGAGAAACACGATTACGATTGAAAACGACGAAATGTCGTGGGGTATCGAAGCCAGTCTTGAACTGCGAGACAAACTTGCCCTCGTTCTTGACATACACCATCACTGGGTCAAAACGGGTGAATATATTCAGCCAACCGACGATAGATTTTCTCGCATAATAGATTCGTGGCGTGGCGTAAGACCAGTGATACACTATTCTGTATCTCGTGAAGATTTGCTTGTAGGACATGACGAAAACACATTGCCTAACATGGAGGAACTACTTGAACAAGGATTTAAGAAAGCAAAATTACGTGCCCATAGCGATTATATGTGGAATAATGCTGTCAACGATTGGGCTCTGTCTTTTAGAGAGTTCGCTGATATTATGGTAGAAAGCAAGGCAAAGAACCTTGCAAGTATCAAATTATTAGAACACAAATCACGATAAATAATACTGATGAATAATAACAATGATCTTAGAGAGTATATGAATCTCTTTGAAAAGAAATTAGAGGTATTAACTCTAATGAAATTACCTTACGGCACAGGCGATCTTAGTCCTGTGTTATCCAAGGACAATGTAGAATATCATTACAATGTTTTATCCAAAGGTTACGTAGATAGATATAACAACGGAGAAGGCGATCCTAACTTTAATTATGGTGGAGCCATGTTACATAATCTATGGTGGACACAATTAAAAAAGCCTGCTGGTGCTAATTCACCTACGGGTCCAGTTAAAGATTTGATTGTGGATAACTTTAAGGATTATAATAAATTTAAAGATGAAGTGTTATTATCAGCAATGAAATTACAAGGATCTGGTTGGGTGTACCTATCTAAAAAGGGCGAAGTTAAAACAACCCCAAACCAAACCTACAAAGCAGATATCTTGATGCCAATTGATATGTGGGAACATTCTTTTTCAGACTATACCAAAGAAGGTAAAGAATGCAAAAAGAAGTATATCCAAAACATGATGCGTATTATCAATTGGGACGTTATCAATCAAAGACTAGCATAATTAAAAGTACGGAGAATATAATGTTTAATTGGATTAACAAAATTTTTGGTTCAACGCCTAAGAAGGTAAAGAAATTAAAGCCTTTGGTGTTAGTTCCAAAAAAGGCAGATCTTAATAAGATGACTAAAAAGGCTTTAGAAGATCTAGGCAGAAAACATAAGATAGAGTTGGACAGAAGACAAACCAAAGATAAACTGGTAAATCAACTGTACAAGCATATCAAAAGTTTAAACAAATAGGAGTAATGACATGATAAGCAACATTAAAAGTTGGGCAAACAAACGTTTCAAAGAAAGAACATCTTGGGACGGTGCGGCCTTAATCGCAGTAGGAGTAATTGTACTGATCGCAGGACCATTGGCAAAGATTGCCGCCTACGGTGCAATAGCCTACGGTGCATGGACTATTTGGAAGTCTGAATAATTATAAAGTATCAATAGTTACTAGGGTGTCGATTGTAGAATCTAAAGTTTTACGTTTTTCGACACCCTTTTTTTGTGCAAATCTTTTAGGATCACAATCAGGGCAAACGTGGTAGTATGCATTATCTAAACGTTTAGGATCTACTTTTCCTTTATCTCTTTTAAATTCTTCTTTACAATCATCACATTGAAATACAACGATGGTACGCATACGTTTATACGTATGGTGCTTACCGCCTTTGCTACGGCGCATATAATACTTCACTTCCTGTTCAGTTCTTAAAAACATACTATAACTATTTATATTACATTCGGTTTGTAGAATATTAGATAAATAACTTTAACAGAGGGAAATTATGTCAACAATAGTTACTTTGACAGATTCAGCAAAGGAGCATATGACTAATATGCTTAAAGAAAATAGCAAAAAAGCAGTACGCCTAGCATTAAAAGGTGGTGGCTGTGCTGGTTTCAAGTACGATTGGTCACTTGAAGATAAGGTTGCTGACGAAGACGAGGTAGTTGATTTTGGACAAGGTAAGTTTATTGTAGACCCTGCTAGTGTTATGTACTTGTTAGGTTCAACAATAGATTATAAAAAAGAAGTATTTGGGTCGTATTTTACAGTTTCGAATCCAGCCTCAACATCAAGTTGTGGATGTGGTGAAAGTATAGGATTTTAATAGATGACAAAACAAGTAATTAACATTGGTGTTGAAGGGAATGATGCTTCGGGTGATAGTATCAGAGATGCGTTTAAGAAAGCGAATGAAAACTTTACAGAACTTTACGCAATCTTTGGTCAAGGTGGTGCCATTGGATTTACTGCCCTTTCAGACACACCAGATACACTAGGACAAAATAAAGTTCCTGTTACAGATGCCGCAGGCTCGGCCATCTTAATGAAAGACATTGTAGGTGGTGCAGGTATTGTCATTGACAACACTGATACAACAAAACTTACAATCACAAATACAGGATCAAACGTTGCACAGGATTTATCACCAACACTAGGTGGACACTTAACAGGAAATGGATTATATGGTATTGGTAAAATTGCACCAGTGTCAGATGCAACTGCAACCGCTTTAGGAAACTTACACGCAACCGCAGTTACGATACATGATTTAGTCATTGACAAAAAATTTGCTGACCAAGAATACTACGTAAAAGGCGAACCAATAAGAGTAAGAGATGAACCTGTATCAGGTGCTGGTTACACATTACAGATTGGTAGTTTCGTAAATGGTAACTTAATAACAGTATCACATGGTTTTGATAATAGTGTTAACGGTACTCCATTTAGATATAATTCTACAGGCAATGACGCAACTAACCTTACTTCAGGTTTCACTTACTTTGTAAGATTTATTAACAATACAACTTTAAGTATTCACTCAACTGAAGCAGGTGCAAAAGACAATACTGCTAAAATTAATGCCAACGATGGCATATCAGGTATTCCATCTGGAGTACACACAATTACAGATGCAGAATATGATACTGCATTATCAGGACAATTTTTAGATAGCGAAGCACTACCAAGAAAAGCAATCACTAGAAGAGATGGTGATACAATGACTGGTGCTCTTAACTTGCATGACCATCCAGGTGATTTAGCAGGTAAGGGAGTACAAAATGGAGCAGATGATTTACAAGCGGCTACAAAACTGTATGTTGACAATTCAACATTTACTTCAACAGTAGATATCTTTGTTTCAACACAAGGTGACGACACACAGGCACTTACACCAGCAGGTCAAGAAGGTAGAAGTATTAATTACGCATACAAAACAATCAATAAAGCGGCCGAAAAAGCACAAGAGATTATGTTTGCGGCACCAAAGGAACCAGGTGCTTACACACAAACTATTACATTCAACGATGGTGCAAACAAATCACAAGTATCATCAGGGAACATTGTAACAGTCAATCCATTAGCGGCTCCGGCGGTCAACTTGTTAACACCTAACAAACTTTTTGTACAAAAAGAAACTATTGGTTTCTTAAATGCTACGTTTCCTGAATTGGTTTATA